GTTGGGAAGTACCAATTTTCTTCCTTATGCAAGGACAAATTGGACTGGGCAAGTAGCCCGCAAGGTTCACGCATACATGGTTTATCAGCCTTTGCCCATCTTAGCGATGAGCGAGATTGACATCACGTTACGCGGCCTATTAACGGTCGCAGGCGTAGAACTTAATCCCGGGATCATATGGGACGCTATTCCGTTCTCTTTCGTTGTTGATTGGTTTAGCAACGTTGGAGATTTCTTGGAACAGTATCGACATAAGGCCCTGGAACTCCCAATCAATGTACTGCTTACTTATTTGCAGTACAAAGAGCAGGTAACCGTCACGTCCTGGACAAACTTTTTCTCTGATGTTAATCAGACAGTTAAACCAGGACAGACTGCAGCCACTTGGTCGGAACAGACATTTTTTCATCGTCTGCCGATGAAGCCTGATTACGCTACTTTTGCGTCACTCAAGGCTAAGTGGCCTACAGCAAACCAAGCCCTACTCGGTGTGAGTTTGGGCGCGGTTTTGGGTGGGCACAAAGTTAATACCTTCTTTAGGGAGGTTAACTCTGTGACTGGCAAGGCATTTCGAGCATACCACTATGGTCTAGATGACATAGTGACACACTCGTTTTGACCTACCATTGGTCCATCCAGTTCACGTGCGGCTTCACGGCCGTGCTGTAAGCGGGAAATATCCGCTCAATGCCCTGTAGCAAACGCTACATTTAAAGAACCCTCTTAGAGGGGAGGAGTGCTGATGCTTGCCAATCCTATTCCACTTTCTAAGGATACCGCTACCGACGTCGATACGAACCTGTCGAACTATGTTCTAAAGTTCGCCGACGCCGATCATAGCGAGTACTCTGTTGCGGGTCTTACGCCGCCCAATGACAAGTCCATATTTGTGGGCCATACCATTGGGAAAGGTGGAGAAGCTAGACACGTCTTTCGGCTCAACCGAACCGAAGTTGACGCGCTTTTAGTGCCGGCGACGTTGAGTGTTTATATCAACATCGTCCGACCCCCCAGCGCTGCATTGACAAACGCCATCGTCAAGGAGGAAGTCAACAAGTTGGTTGACTTCTGTATTGAAGGTGGCACAAACGCCAATATCGATGCGATCCTGAACGGAGAATTCTAAGCCGTTCATTTTCCGGGGTTGTAAAGCCCGGATGGGTCAAAACGTATTGTCTATGGTCTGTGCGGATTGTAGACGGTGGGATAGTGCTTCCCTGGCAAGCGCTAGTATGACTCTGGAGGTTTTCCATGATTAATGGTGGCCTGAAAAGCCTGGCATCCTTGTGGTGCCACCTAGCGTCTCACCAACGTTATCAGCCTTATGTCGGTACGAAGGACATTAAGACTTTCCGGCAGCGGGTTGAAAAAGAGGGTCTAACCTTCTTGACCACTACGCTTCCCCGAATAGGGAAAGCCCTTGATAGCTTTTTCGCCACTGGCGACTGGACCGAGCCTGATGGATGGACGAGCGACCACAAGCTATACATTCTTGATGAATGCTGTAGCTCTAAGGCGACTTGTTCCCATACTGGTGTCGTATCCGGACTTCCCGTCTTTTTAGGGAAGGCCATCAAGAGTGCAATAGGAGGTGACTCCGTAGCCGTAGATTGTGTGCGTCAGCTAACGCTCATATTCTATAAATACGAGGTTGACTATGACGAACAGGTCGTGGAGGAATTCCTGGATCAGTTTACAAAGACTGATTCTGGTTTACCTTCTTTGGAAGTTAACGAGGGAAATAAACACTCTCTTGGGACACTTTTGAGGAACATGAAGCGTCTAATAGCCGAAGTTTTGTGTAATACAGATCCTAGGCTAATTCGCCCATGTCATGGGGGCGGTGCAACCGCTTGCCGCACGGCTAATAAGGACAAGTGGAGGAAGTTTCGTTATATTGAGAAACTAGACTCCGTCTATCCTTATGACAGTCATTTCTACTTTTCCCCTTCTCACCTTGTCGATGAGATTGATTCTTTGGAGAAAGCAGAAATAATAGTCGATCCCCACGCACGAGTATGTCTTGTGCCAAAGGATTCTCGAG